GCGGTTGCGTGTGCTGCGGAGTCGTATGCGGACAACGACGATGACGAGGACTGCGCGAGGGTCGCGAGGACGCTTCGCGGCCTGTTGGAGCGGACTGGAGGCCGCAATGGCTGACTCACAGGATACGGTGGACGCCGCCGACTGGCTGCGGCACGCTGTCGCCAGCGGCGCGATCCAGGTCGCGAAACTGGAGGCAGAGATCGCACGCCTGCGGCTCACCGACACGGAGCGGGAGGCAATTGCGGCGTGCGTTGCCGACGACGAGGCGGCGACTGCGCATGAAAGGGCCGACACGCTGCGGGGGCTACTCAAGAGGCTAGGCTGAGGACACGCATGAGTGATCCAACGACACCGCAGGACTCGGCAGCGACCCATGGCCTGGAGGGGCCGATGTGCTACGGATACACGCGCGACGGCGTGTGGCTGGACACACGCTACGGCTGGGTGATTCCTGATGACGCCGTCGCTGATGTAGGCGAGGCTGGGCCGACCATCGAGCGAGACAGCCAGCGATCAGCGGCGCAGTCCGCTGCATCGCGTGGTTCTGTGGTTTGCGGGATGACACAACAGGAGAATCGAAATGCTCTACAACGCAATTAAGCGGCGAGACAACCTTATCTCGGGGCTGCGCGACTCGCAGGAGTTTTTTTGCAATGCCATGAACAGGCAGCATGGCAGCCTCATCGACTGGATGCGGTGGCAGATTGAGAAGCGCGAGACGCGGCTAGACACTATCGGCCTGATCGCAAAGGCAGGCGGCGAGCCGTTGACCGCAGATGCCGCTAGGACGGCTGGCGAGGTGGCGGCATTTCATGCCGTGCTGGCGTACATCCACAACGGGTGGAAGGCAGAGTAGCCACAGAACGCCAGCGATCAGCGGCGCAGTCCGCTGCATCGCGTGGAAAACAGAGAATCTATGAAAACGAAAAATACCTATTGCGTTGATACCGGCACCTATTGGGCGCACGCAGAAAAGCATTTTTGTTGCAAACGGTTTGGCGTGAGAATACATCGCACGCAAGACGGTTTTGCTGGCGCGAATGAATGCCGAAGGCTTGCCGATGCGTTGTTGAGGCTCGCGGCAACGTGCGACCATGAAAACGAAAAAATACGAAGGCGCGAGGAACGCGCAGCATTAAAGGCGGAAAAAATCAAATGAGCGACATAGTGGAACGATTGCAGCAGTCGGCGCAACTCACAACCGACCACAACGCCGCGCATGCGCTCCATGCTGCCGTTGTCGAAATCCGCAGGCTACGCGCGGCAGTCGATGCGCCCGCGGGCATGATCGACGATATGCGGCGCTTCAGTTGCGAACTCAAATGCAGAGCAAAGGGCAACGATGGGCAGAATGTCTAGGCAGAAGGGCAAGCGCGGCGAGCGCGACCTAGCCGCGGAGTTGAATCGCGTGTTAGGCGAACACACTAACGCTAGGCGAGGGGTTCAGTTTCAAGGCGGGCCAGACTCGCCCGACGTTGCCCTAGCGTTGCCCTTGCATATCGAATGCAAGCGAACCGAAACGCTGAACGCATATGCAGCGCTGGCGCAGGCCAACGCGGACGCGCCCGCGGGCATTCCCGCGATGGTGTGCCATCGTCGCAACGGGCAGAAATGGATAGCAATCGTGGAACTGGACGCATTGCCAGCGGTGGCCGAAAAAATCGCTGCCCATATAGCCACTAGGAAATAAGGGGTTTTCGCACGCGATGTACGTTTCGCATCATAAAAAAGGGCATTTTATGGATATGTCATTTCGGCTTGCTCATGGCGTGCCGAATAGGCATAGAGCGAAAAACCCCATAATTCCAGCACGAAACGCATATCAAGTGCTGGAAGCCCTATATTCCTGCATCCACTGATATTGCCACTAGGAAATACGGCACATTCGCACGCGATGTGCATAAAACACTAGAAAACAAGGTATAAACGCATCATGTCATTTCGGCTTGCTCGGAGCGTGCCGAAACGGCATGAAGCGAAAACCCCTTGTTTTTAGGCACTTTCGCGCTATCATGCTCAAAAACCCCTATTTTTGTAGGCCCAAACGCACTGTAGCATTTTGCTACACCCCAAGGTACTACCGCGGGTTTGGGCCGGGAAGGGGGCCACGCGAGCCTACGCAAAAACAATCAAACTTTCTTTCGGCTGCCCCCCAGCCGGCCCCGGCGAACGCGCGCGGTTTCGGCTCCGTTCGCACCGCGCCGACGCCGCCGGCAGCCCGCGCGGCGATCGCGATGCCCTGCCCTGCGAACGCGCGGCCGGCATCCGCCGCGCGAAGTTGCCGCGCCGCGGCGACCTTCCGAAATCGTCGCGGTAGACTTGCCGCCTTCGGCGGCAACCGCGAGGCGGGCCGCATCTAATGGCGAAACGTGGCGCGGCCAAAGCGAGCAAGCCCAAGCGCCAGCCGGCGAAGCCGGCCGCAGCCGCGCCGGATGCCGCCGTCAACCGGCAGCAATACGAAGCCCACCGCGAGCGGATGGCGCGGCGGCAGGCGGAACTATCCGAAAGCGGTAGGGACATTGGGCCGCTTCCCGCGGTGGTCGATCCCGCGCGAAAGGCTGCCGCGGGCGAATCGTTCCGCGCGTTTTGCGAATCGTATTTCCCGGCGACCTTCGCGCTTGAGTGGTCGCCCGATCACCTTCGCGTAATGCAGGCGATCGAATCATCCGTGCGGCTGGGTGATCTGTTCGCGTATGCGATGCCGCGCGGCAGCGGCAAGACCTCGCTTGCCGAAGTCGCCGCGTTGTGGGGCGCGCTCTACGGCTATCGCGATTTCGTCGCAATCATCGGCGCGGATGAGGAACACGCGCGGACGATGCTGGAATCGATCAAGGTGGAATGCGAAACCAACGAAAGGCTTTTGGACGATTTCCCCGAAGCCATCTTCCCGATTGCGGCATTGGAAAACATCCACCAGCGCGCCGCGGGCCAACTCTACAAAGGCAAAAACACCAACATCGTTTGGACGGCAAACGAAGTGCAGTTCCCCACGATCGAAGGATCGAAGACGAGCGGCGCCATCATCCGCGTGGCCGGCATCACCGGACGCATCCGCGGGATGAGCGCGAAGCGCGCTTGCGACGGCAGGAAGGCGCGGCCTTCGCTTGTGCTAATCGATGATCCGCAGACCGACGAAAGCGCGGCTAGCCCATCGCAAGTAGCCACGCGCGAAAGCGTCTTAAAAGGCGCTATCCTGGGGCTTGCCGGCCCAGGCAAAAAGATTTCCGGCCTATGCACGGTCACGGTAGTGAAACCGGACGATCTAGCCGATCGGCTACTAGACCGCTCACGCCACCCCGCGTGGCAAGGCGAGCGGATGCGGCTGGTCTACGATTGGCCGCAGGCGGAAGACCTTTGGGCGCAGTATGCGGAACTTCGCCGCGACGGGCAGCGGACGGGCCGGGGAACCGCGGAGGCCACGGAGTTTTATCGGCAGCGCCGCGCGGAAATGGACGCGGGCGCCCGCGTGGGCTGGGAGGCGCGGAAAAATGATGACGAACTATCCGCGCTCCAGCACGCTTACAACCTCCGCATTGACCGCGGCGAATCCGCGTTCGCGGCCGAATATCAAAACGATCCCGTAGTCGAGCAGAACGAAGCCGGCCGGCTGCAAAAGCGCGACGTTGCCGCCCGCGCGACCAACGTACCGCGCGGCGTTGTGCCGCTGGGGCATGACACGCTGACCGCGTTTATCGACGTTCAAGAAAAGTTGTTGTTTTGGCTTGTGGCTTCTTGGTCGCAATCGTTCGGGGGTCACGTTGTCGCCTACGGCACATACCCCGATCAGTCGGTTTCATTCTTCGAAGCCTCGCACGCGAAGCGGACGCTTTCGCTCGCGAGCAACGGCGCCGGCTTCGAAGCCTCGCTATCGGCTGGCCTGGAAGCGGCTACGGTCGCGCTCATGGGCCGCGAGTGGATGCGCGAGGATGGAACGGCAATGCGCGTGCGGCAAATGATGATCGATGCCAACTGGGGGCAATCGACTACCACCGTGCGAACGTTCGCGCGGCGCTCCGCGTTCGCGGCGAACATTCTCCCTAGCCACGGGCGCGGCATCGGCGCATCGGGGCAACCGCTCACCGACAAGGGCAAGGCGCGCGGCGATCGCATGGGGCTGAATTGGCGCGTAGGTCAAGTCAGCGCGGGCCAGCGATCCGCGCTATACGATACGAACTGGTGGAAATCATTCGTAGCCGCGCGGCTGCGGCTGCCGCTGGGTGATCCCGAAGCGCTCGCGCTGTGCGCTGGGCAGCATGAACTACTCGCGGAACACCTCACCGCTGAATACCCGGTGCGCGTCGAGGCTCGCGGGCGCGTGGTCGATGAATGGAAGACCCTAGGCCGGGATAACCATTGGCTAGACTGCCTAGTGGGTAGCGCGGTGGCGGCATCGATCGCGGGGCTATCCCCAGCCGCCACCGAAACCGGCACGCGGACGCGCCGCCGTGTGGAACTGCCGAAGGGCAACGGCGGGAAAATCACGGTGCGCCGGCGAACTGGCTAGCCGGGGCCGCGGCCGGAAGGCCGCGTTTCCCCCGCAAAAACCGGCCCCAAAAAAATAATTGGTGGAGGGCTGGACAGGCTATTGCCGATAGGCTATAGTAGGGCAGTCGCGAGCAAATTGGACGCGACCAATTACGAAAGGGCTAGCAATGCGTTTTCCTGTTTCTTCGGCTGTTGCAAAGGTAATCGGAATGACTGATGGGGAGTGCCATCGGTCGCCACAAAAGGCTGCCCGCCTTGCTGCGAAAATCCTTCGCCAGCACGGATACGTTAGCCGCTATTCCCATAGGTCATGGGATCGGGGCGTGCGCTGGTATCGTTCGGAAGCCGACAACTCGCCCGGTATCGCAGAGCAGGCAACGGCGGTTCTGGGGCGCGCTATCGCAAGCGGTGAAATCAAAATCAAATAAAATCAAAAAACAATTCCAACTGAAAAACCACAAACCGAAAGAGAATCCAATGAACGCAGTAAAAGAGATTAACGGCAAACGGATCTGGTTCGTTGACGGTCGCGCGGCATTCGTTTGGGTTGAGGGGCATCGCAAAACGTGCGGCATCACTGGGCGGAAAATGGTCATTGCTGGACACTGGAAAAAAGCCAAGTAATCGCAGGGCGCAACCCATGCCACGCATCACGCGAATCCACGTTAATCAACACGTTATCCGCCGCAACGCAAAGACCGGCGAGGCGGCGCCGGCGCTGACAGTCAAGGCAGGCGGCAGCAACACCTATTGCCACTCCGTGCAGATTCTTGGGCCTAGCGCGGTGGTCTATTCGCCGTGCAAGCCGCTTTCGTGCGGGGCTAGGGTCTGGATCGAAACCACCGCGCCGGTTGTGCTGGATGGTGGCGCCGCGCCGGCCGGCGGATCGACAAAGAAGCGCAAGCGTGGCGTTGGGCCGAAACCAACGCGATCGAATGGCGGGAACCGATGATGCGATGCGCCGCGCGGTGCATTCGCTCCTATTTGGCGGCTGCGGCTAGGGGTAAGGCGAGAATGTGGATTCCCCCGCACGATCACGATGCCCACCGGATTGCCGCGTGGGGCGACTAGGCCACAGACCCGCAGGCCGCGCGGCCTCGCCGCGTAGCCTGCCGGCATGGAAACAATTTCGCTCATCGCTGCCGATGGTCTAGCCGAATCCGATGCCGTGGCGATTGCTCGCCGGCTCACGCATTCGGGCAGCGAGTTCCAGATTGAGATTCTGCGCGTTCTCAACGGCGAGGGTTCCAGCGCCACCCCGATAGCCCTTTGGCATTCGGATGGCTGCCTAGCCGCGTGGGCTTGCTCCCACCGCTGGCGCGAAATGCAAACGCTGGAAATGTTCACGGACGAACGTTTCCACGGTCGCGGCATTGCGTCCGCGCTGTCTACGTTCCTCATGGCTGCGGGCATTCTCGACCGCGGGCAGACGCTCGCGGTATTCAGCGAGACTACGCAGCGCATCGCGGAGCGGATGCTATTCCCAGACGTTAGGCGCTTCGAATGGAACGGCGCCGATTGGGTGCGCTCGCAGCCATAGACCCGTACACGCGGCGCGATAGCGCGTAGCGTTAGGGCATATGGGCGACGAACTGCGCGAAGCGATCGAATCCACGGCGACCGGCCCCAGGAGGGTGCGCACGGATGCCGGGGAAGTCGAATCGCAGGACATTTCCAAGCAGATCGAAGCGGACAAGTATTTGGCCGCGAAGGCTGCCGCCGGAACGAAGTCGCGCGGCCTTCGGTTCAACAAGTTGATTCCGCCGGGATCGTACTAGTGGGAATGCTGTCGCGTATGTTCGGGCAGAAGCGGGCGCGGGTTGCGGCGCCGCCCGCTCGCGTGCGCGCGGGCTTCGATGCGGCAGAATCAACCGACGATCACCGGCATTGGGCCAATGCCGATTATCTGTCGATGGACGGGGCGCTTACGCCGCTGAAGCGGGCGCGGATGCGCAATCGCGCCCGATACGAACGCATTAACAATTCCTATCTCGCCGGCATCGCGGAAACGCTCGCGGTGGATTTGGTGGGAACGGGGCCGCGGCTGCAACTCACCACCGGCGCGCCGGAAGCCGATCGCGAAGTCGAAAAGCGCTTTTTCGATGATATGTGGCGCATCGATTTGCCGGCGAAACTCCGCACGATGCGGCAGGCGAGGCTTATCGATGGCGAGGCATTCGCGCAACTGTTCAGCAATCCGGCGTTGGATGGCGTGCAACTCGACATTCGGCTTATCGAAGCCGAAATGGTTGCCACGCCGCTCGGCATGGACGAAGGCATCACGCCCGAAGGCTCCGCGGTCGATGGGCTGGAGTTTGACGCCGCGGGCAACGTGATTGCCTACCGCGTGCTGCGCTACCACCCCGGTAGCAACTGGTACACGGCAGCCACGGATTTCACGCGCGTGGACGCGCGGAATATGGTGCATTGGTTCAACCGCATTCGCCCGCAGCAAAACCGCGGCGTTTCGGAAATCGCGCCATCGCTGCGGCTGTTCGCGAATCTGCGCCGCTACACGGAAGCCACGATTGCCGCCGCGGAAACCGCGGCCGATCTTGCCGCGTTCATCCATTCGAACAGCCCCGCCGCGGAAGTGGACGAGGTTACCCCGTTCGAATCGATGGACATTGAGAAGCGTTCGCTGGTGACGCTGCCGGAAGGCTGGAGCGTTTCGCAGTTGAAAGCGGAGCAACCGACTAGCACCTATGCCGCGTTCAAGCGCGAAATCGTAGGAGAAATCGGGCGCTCGGTAGGTCTGCCCTTCAACATTTCAGCGCTCGATTCGTCCTCATACAACTACGCTTCCGGCCGGATGGATTCGACCATCCATCAGGCGAACACGCGCGTTATGCGCGACGAGTTGGAACGCATCTGCCTTGATCGCGTGTTCCTCGCGTGGCTTGACGAAGCCGCGCTAATCGAAGGCATGATCCCCGCCGGCTTGCCGCCGATCGCGGAATGGAATTGGGCTTGGGTTTGGGACGGTCGCGAGCACGTTGACCCGGCGAAGGAAGCCACCGCGACCGAAACGCGGCTGCGCACGAACACGACAACGCTTGCCGCCGAATACGCGAAGGCCGGGAAAAACTGGGAAACCGAATTGCGGCAGCGTGCCGCGGAAATCGCGCTCCAGCGCGAACTAGGGCTGCCGGATATCGCGCCGGCTTCGCCCGCGATGCAACCCGAAGCGGAGCCGCAGGACGCATGAAAACCAAAGTCTGTTTTTCGGAAATGCCGGTGGAGTTCGTCGCGGCTGCCGCTGCGGCCGAAGGCGAAAGCGTTGGCCCGCGCAAGGTTCGCATCGTCGCCTACACGGGCGGCGCCATCCGGCAGGGATGGTCGCGCGAGCCGATCGTGATTGACCTTGCCGGAATGAAACTGCGGCAGCAAATCCCGATCGTGCTGGGCCACGATTACGCGCTCGGTTCCATCCTGGGGCAGACCACCGCAAACGGCATCGAAGGCGGGCAGTTGATCGTAGAAGCCGAAATGCTGGCTTCCACCGATAGCGCCTCGCGCGTGCTGGAGTTGGCCGATAAGGGCTTCCGCTGGCAAGCCTCCATCGGCGCCGACGTTTCGCGCCATGAGCGCATCCCGGCCGATCAAACCGTAAGCGTGAACGGGCAATCGTTCCACGG